ATAATTCATTTAATACTTCACCACAATCACCACATAAGAATAACTCTACGGGTAATACTTCATCTTTTGGTTTACCAGTTAATAACTTTGAAATCTTACGAAATCCAAACCCTTGTACGAAAATCTCACCACCACATTTCTTACATCCGATTGCTTCAGTTTTTTCTAAAGGTATTGGTTTTTCTTCTTGTCCTCCTATTGGTTGTCCACCTGCTCCTAAAATGTTAGCCATTATATAATATTTAAAATTTGAATTAATGTAGCTGCTGCTGGAATTTCTTTATCAATTGCTACTGCTGATTTATTTACGCCATCACCTAATAGTAAGATTACATTTGCCGTATTTTCTCCACCATACTCATCCACCTTATCATATAACATTGTATATAAATCGGTAAAATCCGTAACTTTAGAATCAATAAGAGCTTGTCTTACTTTCATATATTTGTTTCTCTTATCATCTTTTGAAGATAGGATGTCAATAATTTTATTTCTATAATCATTCTCTAATAGATTTTGTACATCTACTTTCAACTTACCTTTAATTGAATTCAATTGGCAAGTATTAATCACCTTACGAATATCAGGATAAGCTGCGTCAATAATTGGAACTAAATCCTTTACTTCAAATTCAATCTCCTCATTCTTTAAGATTTTACTAATTTGCATAGCAACATCTTTTTTAGTTGGAGGTACAATTTGAAATGATTGACATCTACTTTGAATCGGGTCAATTACTTTCTCAACATAGTTACAAGTTAATATGAAACGGCAATGTGCTGAAAATGTTTCCATTAAGTTTCTTAAGATAGCTTGTGCGTTGTGAGTCATATAATCAAACTCATCCAATATAATAATCTTAAATGGTTTGAATCCCATTGAAGATGCAAAGTTAGTTACTTTATTTCTTACAGTATCAACATTATTTTCCGAAGATGCGTTGATAATCATATAATCACATTCAATTGATTTTACAATTAACTTTGCTAATGTTGTTTTACCAGTACCGGCTTTTCCGTACAAAAGTAAATGTGGAATTTCACCTGTTTCTAAATAACCTTCTACTTTTGATTTTAGATGTTCGTTACCTACATAATCAACAAGCTTTGTTGGGCGATACTTCTCTACCCATAAATTATTATTTACCTTTTCTTCCGTTTGTTCTATAAACATATTTTATTTTTTATTTTCCAGTTGAACCAAATCCGCCATCACCCCTTTCAGTATCAGATAAATCATTTACTTCTTTAAACTCAATCGGAGGATGTGGAATAATCATAATTTGTGCAATTCTATCTCCTACTTTATACGCAAGAGAATCTAATCCGTTTGTCTTCTTAAATGTAGCTTGTAATTCACCTCTATATCCACTATCAATTACACCAACTGAATTAGATAATGCTAACTCATATTTTCTAACCGATGAACGAGGAAATACCAATCCTACAAATCCGTTAGGAATTTCCATTGCCAAATCAGTACCATAACTAACATCAAATGTTGTATTGGATATAATTCTAGTTGCTACTAAATCCATACCAGCATCTCCATCTTTTGCATAAGTTGGGATTACTGCGTTTTCACTAAGCTTCTTTATTCGTACTTCCATTTTCTATATTTGTTTTTACTAATTCAGATTGTTGTGTTTGAAATTCTCTTAATTTTTTACCAGCATCAGTTAATTCTCTAGCATATAATTTAAATTTCTTTAAAGTTTCTTTATTTGTAAAAGATATGTATGCATCTTTAGTATTGGATATTGTAAATGTTACTGTTGGTTCTTCATTTGTCATATCTTCGCTTGTCCATGCAAAAATTTGAGGTTCATCATTATCAAATTGAAATACCCATTCGCATTGTTCTAACTTTTCAGATTGTTTTAATTGTAATTCTGCAATTGGTTCAACTACTTCTTCTTTTTTTGTTTTTTTAGCCTTTGCCATAATTTTTGTTTTATTTTTATCTCCCTACTTCTGATAGGTATTTTACTTTCATTTCTTCCCAACTAATTCCAATAGCATCTATGTAGAATAAGTGTTCAGGTTTAATTCTTCCTTCATCATGTAGTTTTGTATATCTACTGATTGCATGTTTCTTCCACCATTTGTTGATGTATTCAGTACCTTGCTTAAACTTATCTTTAAGAATTAATTTATCTTCGGTAATTTCGTTTCTAAGATACTCACATCCGTTCTCATACATCATAGCCATATAAACACCTCTCTTAAATCCGTGATGATATTCAGTTGCCTTAATACCACACTCTTTGAAGATAGCACTTAATATTTTTTGTTTGATACCACTAACAGGTCCATTGGATTCATAACCCATACTAGCACCATTACGAGCTCTCTCATCTGAGATATTTTGTTTATACCACTCTGCACGATTTTCCTTAATCCATTGATGCCAAGGGTCATAGAATTTATCATCCGGCTTTAAACTAATCTTACCAGCTGATTCACCTAATGTTTTAAATAAAGGAATACCATTATATTGTGAATGAATACCATATAAAGATGTTGTACCTACTGCAATCAAAACATTATCATACTTTGATTTCCAATATGCTCTAACCTCCGGCGTAGTTGTCATCATAGCGATTAACTTACCACCTAAAAAGTTATAACCTAATGGTTGAGTACATACAATAGTAGAAGCGATAGTAGTATTGTTTAACTTACCATCAACAAACTTATTATCCTTAGTCCAACCAATGAAGTTATCTCTAACTCCCATAGCGGTTACATCGGATGCTAATGAAATTTGTCCTAATAGTTTTCCACTCACTCTATCCTTTACATTAATCTTTACATTACGGCCAGGGTTTGCTGTAAAATCCATTGTGTGAATCATACGTCTTACCGCTGCCCATTTAGTAGATTCCTTCGGGTCATCAACAATCTCAACGTAAGGGTCTAACGATTCAATTTCTTTTATCGTTAGCTCCTTATTGTTGATATCAGTTGGTTTCCATTGTAAATCGTAATAAGATGCGATTTGGGATTTTGCTTGAATCATTGTAGGTTCTTGCAATTCAACCCACTTCTTATATAACGTTTGTTCTTGAACAGACATTGTCATAAGGTAGTCCATATTTTCTTTTAACTTTGCTTTTTCAGATTCAAAGTCAAAGACAGGTTTTTGTGGTTCAGTATCCCAAAAGCTCATATTAATTATTTTACGATTGCTCGGATTTGATTAGTTTCTATTGATGGTACATAAATGTATATCTCCTTACCAGCATTTTCAATAAGGAATTTTTCTAAATTTAAATTCCATGTTTCAGTTTCATATAACTTACCATCTATTTCAAATACAGGTTCACTTATTAAGTTGTAATGTTGGTTAGCCATATTATTTAATTTGTACTAAATAATAATTTGCTGTGTAATCTCCATCAACGAATCCTACATGCGATAATCCCTTAGATGAGATTTTTAATGAAGATGATTTAGAACCTTTGTTAGCCATTAAGATAGCTTTCAAATACTTTGCAGAAAATGCAATTGGTTCAATATCTTCTTTAGCGGTTGCATCTACTTCAATAGAAATTCTATTTGAGTTGATTGATGAGTATCCTAAAATAACTTCACCTTTACCAGCTTTGAATGTAAATGTAAATGTATCAGAGTCAGCCAATACACCTTTTGATTTGATGAACTTATTTACAAAGTCATCATCTAATGTTATCTCCGCATCAAATGCAGGTAACGCTTTTAAATCAGGTACTGCAGGAATCACCGATGGTGCTGCTAACATATATTGTACCTTTGTTTTCTTATCAGAAAACTTTAATGCCCCAGTAACTTCTTCTACAGTGATAGCATCATCTAATACAGATAATAAACCTTTTAATTGTGAAGTAGTGTAAATACCAAACTCACCGCTTGGAAATTCACCACCTACTACTGTAACATCACCTAATAAGGTTTTGTCATCTGAAATCATTCTTACCGATAAGTTTGTATCATCGGATTTTACCATAACGGATTCAATCTCACCACCTAAGTTGTAACGATTAACGAAACCATCAAATTTTGCTTTGTTCATAATTGAAATTTTAATTTATGTTTTATTTTGTTATACAAATATACGAAAAATACCTGAAAGTACCAAATTAAATGTTAAAAAACTTACCAGCCTTTAAAGTTTTAACATTCATTTTTTTAATTTCAACTTCTGGTAGATTACAAAAATCTTTAAGAGATTTAATCATAACATTGAAGGATGGTTGTTCATCTGCTCCAGATAATAATATACCTTTTTTGCAATTATGATATGCCATATATCCCCATAATTGAGCTGCTTCATATCCACCGCATCTATCTTTTTTAGCTTCAATAACACAAGTAATTATTTCAGAATCATTGTAATCTCTAACAATAATATCAGTTTCCCCAACTTCAGTTCTAATCCAAGTTTCAACTTGCTTTTGATAACTTTCTATACCAAGACTCTCTAAATATATTGCATCTGTTTGAATATATTCTAAAAACTTCTTAACAATTTCATCTTCCTCAACCGATGGTGTTCCTACTATTGAACGAACAAAAAATCCGTTTTCTTTTAAGAAAGCATCAACAGCTTCTAACATCTCTCTATAATTGTTGTTTTTTTGTAAAGTGTTTTTGTATCCAGTAAATGATAATCCACTATCATCATCCATCTCCAAAATAATACCCTGATTTTCGGTTCTAGATGCATGTTTTTCTACACCAAACTCAATATACTTACCTCTATACATAATTGTAATACCTCCAGTTTCTGACCCATATCCAAATAGAGAATCTTTATATGTTTGAGGATTATATGCTTTACTTTTAGAAGTATCAAAATACTTTTCAACTTGATTTGGAGTTGGTTTGTGCCAAGCCGTAAGTTTTACTTTAGTATTTTTTGTTTTGATTTCTATTTTATCAATAGGTGTTGTTGTATCTTTTATATATGTTGGCTCGTTAAATCCAATACTAATATCATTGTTTAACAAATGTCTAGGATTAGACATTAATGGGAAACTACCTACGCATTCTTTATACCATTTAGAACCAGAACTATTACTATAAGAAATGTGTATCTTAACTCTTGATTCATGCAATAAGTTTGCATACATACTATTTATTTTAAAAACAAATGCATCAAAGTGAGATTGATTTGTCCAATTTGGCAACTTATCATTAACACGTTTTATTTTAACAATAGTACCACTTAATTGTGCATCTAATTCAGATGATGATGGTTTAATTTGAATATATTCCAATATATCAGAATCGCTATCATATTTCATTGGTTGAGCCTGGCACTTATTACCGTTTGATGTTTTTGTTATTAAATAATCAAATTCACCCAATCCCCATATTGCACCTTTTAAGCCCATACCCATTTTACACAATAACATCTTACCTTGATTTGCAGATTGACCATAATCAAATATATTCAATATATCCTTTTCTGGAATACCTATTGAATCATCAATAACCTCTATATAAGATTTTTCATTATCTTCATTGTAATGCATGTTAATAGTAACATTAACGCATTTTGATTTATCAACAAGAATAGCATTATCTGCTAATTCGGATAGAACATGATACCATTCAATATTAGTTGATGCTGCTTTCTTAGCAGCTCCTATTGTTAAGATTGGCTTTTTACTTTGTAAAATTATTTGCTTTTTTGCTTTTTGATTTAAGACTGGAGCGGTTTGTGGTATGAAGTTACTCATAGTTTATATTTTTATGATTTTAAATTGTTTATACAAATATACGAAAAATACTTGAATCTGCCAAATATTTTGAATATTATATAGTGTTGATAATCAACCAGTTAGAATGCGAAGAATTGTTCTGCCGTTTTTTGTGAGGATAAAACTGCTCCCCAACCCAATGCACCATAGAAATCCTCTAATTTCTTAAGTAATTCCCTCTCAAAAATCTTATCATAATCAATATAGGTTCTTACCAAGTCCATTATCTCATTCGGGTCATCATGTCCTTTGAACCCAACAGCATCTAGCCCAAATGGATTTTGTTTTAGATATACCCACTTAATTTTATCACCATCTCTCATTGGAGCGTGCTTAGCTGCACATTTGAAGTGAACTAATAATTGATTATGTGCAATTGCTGCTTTTACATGCGCCGGAGTTCCACTATTGAATTGGAACATTGCTCTATTATCTTTTTTCTTTGGAATGTATTTTGATAATTCTTTTACTGCTGAATTCTTAGCTATTGAAGTTACATCCATATTAACTAAATCCTTTTTAAAATCATATATTCTATCAGTTAGTACCATTTCAGTTTCACCTTGTAGGATTGAAATAAGGATACCACTCATAAACTTACGGAATTGTGCGGGGTACGATGAACGAACCACATCCAATCCTTTAACTTGCAATGTGTCACAAGGAATACCATTCTCTGCAATAATCCATTGAGCGTATCGTTTCTTAGCAATCCAAATACCACTTCTACTTACGAATTCTTTTTTGATTTGGAATCTATGTTTTGTTTTATCAACATTGAATACTTTCTCAGCCAATACATCATAAAACTTATTTAAGAAGTCTTGAGTTTCACCAGCGATATCATCCACCTTTATAGCAATCTCTGCATCAGTTAAACTTCTCCAATCTTTATAACGATGGTCTAATATGGGTACTGCTGAAAAGAATACCGAATCCGTATCAATGTATATGTTGAAATCTTGTCCAGTTGTTCCTAACTCTTTATTGTATTTAATATTAGCCATATCAGCCGTTGATTTAATCACGGTTTGACCTGTTGTTGTTACCGCCTCAGCATTATCCACATCATAGAATCTGAAAGCAGGTAATCCTAATACTCCATATAATGAGTTCAATAAAATCTTTTGTACTAATTGTCTTTTCTTATAAAAATCATATTTCTCTTTATCACCACTCTCACCATATTTTTTCTCTAATGCTCTAAACTCCACACGTTGTTTAAACCAAAGGTCTAATATATCAGGAATACATCCAACTTTATCCGTAGTGTAAAGAACTCCGTTAGATGAGATAGCGTATTTACTTTCATCAAATAACTTCTTAAGGTTTTCTTTTGTAATTGTTTTCTCACCAATGTTGAAAGTATCAATCTCACCTTTCATAAACTTTTGTGCATCCCAATTATCAATCTTACCAACTTTGGTTTCTGGTGAAATATTAGTTGTCATAATGATTGAAGGATATAGTGAAGTTAAATCCAAGTCATATATCCATTCGTACTTACCAACGATAGGTGCCTTCACATATGCTCCAATGAATTTCTCTTGGTCATTATCTCTAAGTGCTTGCATCCTTTCTTGTCTATCCGCAGGTTTGTTAGGAGCTACAATGTTTCTTCTCTTAAGGTAACATAACAATGCACCCTCTAAGTATTTTGATGAGTAAACGAAATCTTCATATGGTACGTGTCCAGCGTGACAGATACCTCTAGCCGTATCAATGAATTGTAACTTCTTATCCATATCAACCACCAATTGAACGTCAACTAAGTTATACTCAATAAACTTTTCAATATCATCTTTGAACAAATCATCTAAGTTACCAGCGTACTCAATCTTACCTCTACCCAATTCCTTCATAGCAATACTATCTAAACGATAGTTATCTAATTCCGAATAGGTGAAGTTCTTATATAGAGCAAGGTAATCTAAATAAGATACGCCGGCCATATAAAATCTCTTACGATATGGAGACCAGAAACATTCACCTATTGGGCTTAACCTATTAGCGTGCTTAACACCTAATAGTCTTTTAATACGATTATATAAATAAGGAGTATCAAAGTTATCAATGTTCCAACCAGTTACGATTGTTGGATTGATGTACTCATATAGTTCTAAATACTTCATACACATATCCCTCTCATCTCTGAAAGGAATTACAGTACGATTGCCAGTCTTCTTCTCACTCATCTTACCAGCTTTGTCCATAATCAAAACCCAATAATGGTCAGTAGCAGAGTCGTGCAAACCAATTGCGGTTAATTCATTTTCTGATTTTTCTACATCAGGTAAACCACTATCCATTTCACACTCAATATCATATGTAAGTGTAACGTGCCCTTCGGATGGAATATCTGAATCAGTATATGTATCAACCAAAACTCTAGTGGTTTCAGCTACATCCGATTCAAATAAATTCGGGTCATCTTTTGTGAATTTAAAAATCTTATCTAACTTATCTCCGTACAAAGATGTGTATTGTCCTCTTTGTGCTTTTTCATAAGCATATCGTGTATATGGAAAGGTTCTATAACCTAACCTATCATCCCAAATGTGCACTAAATTTCTTTCTCTCTGATAATAAATATTTTTATACATTTATGCTTTTTTATTTTTTAATTAATCTACGAATACCCTTGCCATTTTTTCAAAGTTGTTTTCAATATCCCAACTCTTTAATGAATTCTCCCATAACAATGCCTTTGATATATCACTAACATCAGGTCTTTCAATTGTTTCATCCAATAATCCAATTACCTTTTCTTTAAATTCGGCTTTACCATTGTAAAGAAGTGGATAATCAGTTCCAACCATTTCGGGATAACATAATCCGTTTGGTAATAAATAAGGTACACCTCTACTAAGTCCATCGGTTGTACTCATACTCCAAGCAGAATATGTTTGAAAACATCCCACTCCAAAATGAGCCTCTGCTAATTGATTCATATAAACATTTCTATCAGCATGTCCAATATATTTAGTATATGGTTTTTTCATATCACCTAATGTAGTCCATACTTCAAAATCTTGTCTTTCACTCCACAATTCATCCATAGTTTCAAAAAACCATTCACCACCGGTATAACCATTATTTCTATGATTGAATACAATAGTTTTCTTTTTGTATTCTTTGGTTGGTATAAATTCGTCAGTACCCAAATACCAAGGCTGTATAATCTTATCTAATTTTTCTATGATGTGTGGTTGAAATTCTTCAGCTGCTCTTTTAAGAACTAAATCCTTAACCCATTGAGAGTTCACACCGCATACTTTCATATCCAATGTACCCTTAATGTTTTTCCAAAATGAATTATCATCTCTAGCTCCATTATCTTTTATTTCCCACCAATGGCAATAACCAATAATAGGCTGTGTCTTATTATAGATACGAGTAATTTTAAATTCATGTGTCCATTCAGGCAAATGTGACCATACTAAATTAAATTGTTCTTTCTCAACCAATCTATCAAAAAATTTGTGTGGATAGTTTACTCTCATTTTAGGTGGAAAGGTATCCAATCCATCCATTCTACGAAGTGAAACATTTGGATATTCAAATTGGTTTATAATACCAGGATGATTGTCCATATCAGGATATGGTAATATCCATTCCCATTCTTTACCAATTTTAGTATTATCTAAAAATGATTTAAATACTAATAGAAATGAATCTCTATTAATGTCTTTCTCTTGTCCGAAATTTGTATAATTCGGAATTACTAATACTCTCATATATTACCAAAAATTTTCAGCTCCTTCAGGTGCTTCGTATGTTGTTGGGTGATGAACCACTTCCGTATTATAAGATGCCGTATCTTTTGGATAAGGTCTAATCTCATGCTTCAATCGTTTCATCAAATCTTTTTTTTCTTTTTTATCTTGCGCAAGTAATTGAACATATCTATGCTTTGGTGGTTCTTCCCTTCTCCAAAACTCTTTATATCCTTGCTTACCTATTTCCATTTGTAAGTGTGCTAAGTTACCACTACCCCACATTGAAAACACAGTCCTACTATGAATCCATTGATACGGGTCTTTGTGTAATGATATACCCCAATTTGGCATCAATGCAATATCCGTAGATAATCCCTGATAAATCCAATTGGTAGCCTGATAAATTCCTCCTAAGTGAGCTTGTCCGTTATCGGCGTATGATAGTAATACCTTAATTGCTTTATCGTTTTCCTTTAACCATTTGAAAGATTGTCCTAATGCAAATGATTCAATATTAGAACCATACCCATCATCACAATATAAACGGGTCAATTCTAAAATGTTATCTTTAGTTAATCCTTCACAAATAGAAGTGGATGCTTTTGCTCCAACAGGAAAACCATAGATTAAACAACCTATAAGTTTATCACCATCAAAGGTATTGGCATCTTCTGATTTGTAATATATTCCAATTGCATATCTACAAGCTGTCCAAGCGTGAGTATAGTGCTTCTTAACAATAATATCTTTAGCGATACTCTTTGCTATTGGTGCTACATATACTTTGGATGTATCACAATAATTTTTACCTTCTACCTTCATTTTGTTTTGCTTGTTTTGCTTTTTCTAAAATAGATAAACTCCGTTCAGCCTTTGCTAATCTTTGTTTTTGTTTCAAATCCTTTATATACCCAGTAGGATATTTGTTTTCTACTGATATAGGTCCATTTGCGAATTTATCCAAATCGTACTTCCAAATTGATTCACATCCATCATCATCTTTGTAGATGTGTTCAAATTTACGTGGTTTATCCTTAACGTTGGGTTCTACTCTTGCCATAACATTACAAATATACGAAATTATTCTGAAACTACCAAATCTATTGGGTCCATTTTATGAACCTCATCAATAATATCCAACTCTACCTTTGGATATGGAAATACCTCATGTTTAAGCGATTTTAAGAACGATTTACGCTCTTTCTTATCTTTGGTTAGAATATATACATATCGGTGCTTACGAGGTTCTCTTTTAATCCAGAATGGGCTTGTAACCATTGTCTGAATTATCTTCGGGTCATTCGTTCCATACTTCACATAAGATGTGCGAGAGTGATGCCATTCATCATCCTCACTCCACTTAAAACTCCAACTATCTGACCATCTGATTTTATTTCCCTGATATATCCAATTGGTAGCTTGATATACTGTTCCTAAGTGTCCAGCGTTTGGGTCTGAATAAGATATTAGTGCTTTTATACGAGGTACATTAGTTCTCAACCATTCAAAAGATTGCCCAACGAACCAACTCTCAATGTTAGTACCATATCCATCAAATACGAATAGACGAGTTAATTCTAATACACCATCTCTAGGCAGTAATTCGGAAATAGATGCGCCGGCATTTCTACCAACCGGGTCACCATAACAGGCAACTCCAACCAATTGTTCATTCACCCCACTAAAGAAATTGTGCTCATCTTCGGATATATAAAATAATCCAATGGCATAGGATACCTTCGTCCATATCCCACTATAATGGTTATTGACAATGATATCCTTTGCTATGTTCTTATTAATCTCTCTAATAGAAAATTTAGAGATATCGCAATATTGTTTATTTTCTACTTTCATAAGCTACCAGACCAAAATTGATTTAAATGATTCCAAGTTTTACGTTGGATTATCTTTAATACATTTGATGGTGATACCTTATTGTTTTGGGCAATCACTTTAATATTGCGATGACCCATTCTCCATAGGTCTCTAATGATTAAAACTTGCTCATCTGTCAGTTTTGCTGACGGGTGTTGCTGCCCTCTTAAAATTGCCATAAATGTAACCTTTATTTTTTATTATCCTATTGCTTCGTTGATAGCATTTGTGTATGCCATCTTAGATGATAACCCTTGAAATCTTTGAACAACTACACCATCTCTTTCAATTATTACTAATGGAATAGATGTCACATTATATTGTTGTGCCTCTTCGGGTGAATTATCAACATCATATTCTATGAATGTTGCTTTACCTTCAAAATCATTTTTTAATCCTTCTAATACCGGTCCTAATGCTCTACAAGGACCACACCATACTGCTCCAAATTTTTTAACTGTTACGCTCATCTTTTTTTGTTTTATATTGTTCTTCTAATTCTATATTTCCTTTTATGTGGTTTGGTTCATATGGACAATGGCGGCAGCCACTCCCACAGCAATTACCTCGTTCAATGTGATACTCAGGAGTGAAAACCACTTTACCATTTTCCAAATAATATAATTCTTTATCACTTTTCATTATTTTATTTCACATGCACCACCAGCACAAGCTAGCTCACCACTTAAATCAGTCATATCTTCTATTTCAACTATCTTACTTAAATCAACATCATTTAATGTTTTCATAAGTTCATCGTATTTTTCTTTAGTACAATCTTCAAATGGTGCCTGAATGTAAGTACCACCATCATAAGGTAATACTGATAATCCATTGTAGAATTCTTTATTCTCCCACATCCACTCTCCAACTGCTTTCCACTCATGCTCTCTAATAGAAATTGTTGCTGATACGTTGTGAGTATTGTTACCGCTTCTATGTCCCGGCTTAACCCACTCACTATGTACTTTCTTAACTCTCTCTAATAATTGAATAGGAGATTCCGTTCTAAAGATTGCAGTATCAGGTGCCTTTTGTGGAATACCAATTACTGCCGTATCATGCGGTCTGAAATACTCATCTTCTACTAATTCAGGATGATTTAATAATAAATGAGAATACATTGATTCGTTTTTACCAACTCTTACTCTACGAATATAGTAATCATTGTGCCAAGCGTGAATACCAGATGAAGTTCCTAATGCCAATGAAGTAGTTCCAGCAGGCTTAACCGTTGTACATCTTGCCGATGCGTTAATACCTAATATTTCTGCCACTCTTTTGTTTTCTATTTTTACAACTTTTGCTGCTTCTTTCATATCTAATTTCAAAACTGCACCACTTCCGATTCCTGTCATTGAGATTCCTATTAAGGCATCCTTTTCAGTTGTTCTTTGCCAAATTGGTCTTAAGTAATGAAAATCAGTATATCCAGCCTGTAATGTTCCTACAAATGATGCTGCTTTAACTCTAGCATTTAATTCTTCTTGAGTATCAACATCACTTACATTCACTTCACATAAGTTACAGAATTGGAAAGGTCTTAATGCAATCTCACAACAAGGATTAGTTCCCCAATCTTTATCATTTGATAAGTAGATACCAGGCTCACCTGCTCCACTTGCTTCAATTCTTTTCCATAAGTCCATAAAATACTCTTTGGTAATTTTATGTCTCATTAATACTGCTGAGTTATTTGCTCTACCTCTTTGTGGATTTGTTTCCCACCATGCACCACTCTTACAACTAATCATTTGTTCATCAGTTGCAGAAAATAATGCAATTAATGCTGCTCTACGGATACCACCTGCTAATACTGCATCAGCAATGTGACAAACCATATCGTGCACTTCAATTGGTTTTAATTTCTCACCATCTTTTTTTGCATCTAAGATACCTTCTAATTTGATAAGGCACTCTTTCAATGGTTGAGGGCCTGGTGCTTTACCACCCGATGTTACCAATCGTGCTCCTTTCTCTCTAATATCTCTAAAATCAAATACCGGCTTACTACCACCGAAGAAATATGCTTTTACAATTACCGAAACTGCATCAGCCCATCCTTCAATACTATCACCGATTAAAAATCTTCTTGTCTTATCAGTTGATGGCTTTCTGATTTCAGGCAAACAATCAACGTGATGTTGTTGTACTGAATAACCTACTCCAGTTCCACCTAATAGTAAGAACATAATTTCTGAAAACACTCTCCAATCATCTACCGGTGCAAATGCACAATTGTAAATTCTATTTGGTGATAATTCAATTGGTTTACCTGCGAACTGCATTGAACGCATTGATGGTAATATTTTTTTATTCGATACGAATTTATATACTTCTTTTATTTCCTCTTTTAAATTTGGATATGTTTTTATATGCATATCCATATTTCTTTTTACCAACTCCTTCCAAGTTTCTCTCCTTTTTAATTCCGGTCTGTACTTTGCGTACTTCATATAAACCGTAATGTCCGATAAAATTCGTGTTGAAATGTCCATTTTTTGTAAATTTGTGTTTAGTGTGTTAAAATATTTCAGGAAACTCCTAAAATGTAAGAATAAATATACTGTCTGCCACTAAACAATACAGGTTTGTGGATAAAAAACCCACTTTTTTTTAAATTTATTCGTGTCATAATACATAGTCTATTAAAACATAATAAAAGGGGAGTGTTAGCTCCCCTATCATATTATGCTTTTTGCTCTGCGGTAGATGCTTGTCTATACGCAGTGATTAATTTCTTCAAATCACCGATAGCTTTTCTAGCTCTTGATTTGTTTACTTTTTTAGTTCCGTTGTGCTCTGTTTCAAATTGTGTAAACAAAGTCTTCATTTGTTCGAATAGTTCTTGACTGTTCATAGTTTTTGTTTTTTATTGTTTTATTATTAACCTAATCCAGATACTTGCGTTGGTTTTGAGCCAGGCATTGTATCTAAATATTTTTTGTGTAACATTTGTTTTTCCATTTCGGCACCATTAGCACTTTCTTTTGATGCTATGATTCCTTCGGATGATGTAGCTGCATATACTTCTATTGTTCCAGTAGTTGTATCCATTTTAGTTGGGAAGGTAATACCATCCTGTCCAAAACGATTCTTCATAATGTGTACTCTAGCCGTATTGTTCAACTTATCTTTTGCTTTTCTACTTAAACTCATAATAAAGTCAGCGTTCATTACTTTAGCGTAACTATCTGCAATCTTATCTGCTTCAATAACTTCACTATCAATTGCTGAACGATTTGTTTGTGATGCTGTCCAAATTGGTATTTGTAATTCACCACTCATTCCTCTCAAATCAATATACACCCCACCTTGCTCAGCGTATGTACTATCGGTTTTGTTTGAGTGTGATAATAACAAGTCAGCGTAATCCACAATAATTAAATCGGGCTTATTACCAGCTGCTATCATCTTTTCAATATGAAGTTGGATTGTTTTTGATGATGCTCCTTTTGGTGGAAAGTATTTAACTTTAAGTTTACCAGGTAATCTTTTAAGTTTAGCAAATACTTCATCTTTCTTTTCTTTTAAATCGGTTGATGGTATATGTGTAAATACAGTATCATATCTCAATCCCACATAATGTTGTGAAAGTTCTAATGTATAATGTACCACAGTCTTACCAGCTCTTACGGCTGCTGCTCCTAATGCTGCTAATGCCCAAGTCTTACCAACACCAGAAGGTGCTACTACTACTCCCAATTCGCCAGGTCCAATTCCACCACCCATCAAATCATCAATACAATCCCATCCAGTTGCAACAGTCTCTCTACCAGTATCACTAAATCTTTCCTCAAAATCTAAAAGGTAATCCATACCCAAATCCGATTCAACCCCAACCTTCATAGCCTTATCAACTAAGTCTTTGATTCTATCGTAGTTGCCTGATTTAAGTAAATCTACTGATTGTAGAATTACATTTTTCATATTCTGATTGATACAAAATGATGTGAATTCGTTTTTTACATATTCAAAATCATCTTGTCCAATTTGTGTGTAGACCGTTTTGAGTTGTTCTACTACTGATTTCTTTAATGATGGATTATCTAGCTTTGATACTTGCCCTTTGAATACGTCCAATGTAGGTTCTTTCTTATACTCATCGTAATAATCTTTAATCTCTTGTACTATCCATTTGTTAGCATCGGATTCAAAGAACTTCTTATCAATGATTTCACACAAAGTGTCCATCATTCTAACATCGGTAAGTAAAGCAGATATTACTTTAGCTTGAAACGATTGCCCATATTTAGAGAGTGTATCTACTTGCTCTGCCATCTATTTTACTATTATATTTGTATAAGTTGATTTCAACCAATCGTTTATATCTTTCCAGTTTTGTAGTATCTTATATTTCATTGCTGCCTTAATAAAATCAAACTTATCAAACTTTTTATTAGGTTCGTTAAAACGGTCTAATATTTTAAGAGTTTGGTTTGTATTGATATGTGCTTCTTCTAATTGCATCAGATGCCTATTTCTTAATACCTCATTTCTTTGAGAAAGGATATCAGCGTATATTTTAGCATCATCTTTTTTAGATTCACATATACCAAAGAATTCATCAAAGGTAATTAATCTATCTTCCTCTAATTCAGGAAATCTTTTCAATACAGTCTTTAAACCACATCCTTTAACGCCAGGAATATTATCTGAATTATCACCATCCAATGTTCTGAATAGTAAAAGGTTTTGTGGGTACATTCCCCATTCTGCTTTTACCATCTCTCTATCATAAAGTTTCTTTTTAGTTGGTGAATAAACTTTCGTCTTATCATCTACTAATTGTAAGAAATCTTTATCCGTTGATACAATAATACATTCTTCATCTTCACCTAATATTTGTCTAGCTATGTTAGCTATCACATCATCGGCCTCAATTCCATCATATATCATTGTTGTAATTGGAAGTGAATCTAACAAATCAACTAACCAAACGAATTGGCGTTTCATTGAAAGTTGTTCTTCTTCCTGTGACATCATTTCAGGATATTGTCTATTAACTCTAAAACGATTTTTACCTCTATCAGCTTTGTATCCTTCAAACACTTCCTTTCTACCTTTAGAACCACCCTTACCATCAAAGATAAGAACTACTCTAGTCGGATTGAATTGGCGTATTTGAGAACCAATTGAATTTAATGAACCAATAACTCCACCCGTATGGTCACCATCCTCATTCATTGTAGGGTTGGTAGTCCAACTACGGATGAAGGTATTAAGTCCATCAATGACAAGAACTCTACTATTACGCACTCTTAAGTGTGATGTCTCATGTTCTGATTCTACTTCGTTAAGAAGCTTTTTGTATAAGTCTTTCATTTTGTTTTTGTAACCTTTATTAATCACCAATCACTTCTGAATCTACTACTAAATTATCAGTGTCTAATGAATCTTTTTTGTATCTTAAAATTGTTGCCTCACAAATCCTTTTATAGATTTGCTCTCTAACACCAGGGTTAGAATCTAATGTAAGCGGAAAATCTTTCGCTTGGAACTTAATCACTTCGCCTGAATCAATATCAATGTATTCATACCAAGCTCCACTTTGTTTCACAATTGCGTTTTCTTTCATACTACCCAACCATGCGCCGTAGTTATCAATACCTCTATCAAAGAAGATATCAAAATCTGCTGAACGTAATGGTGGTCCCATACGATTCTTTACAACCTGGCATCTTACTTTGATACCAACAATTCTTTCGTTACCACTACCATCTTTAGCTTTAATTGTTCCCATACTCTTTAATCTCAAACGAACCGATGCGTGGAAAGCGATTGCTTTACCACCCGATGTAGTCCAAGGGTCAGAGAATGGCATTGCGTTCATCTTCTGTCTTAATTGGTTTGTGAAAACTAGAGTGATTTTCTGTCTACCAATAAGATTTGTGATTTTACGCATTGCTTTGGAAATGATAATTGCTTTATCCGTAGCGTAACCATCCTTACCATAATCAGCTTCCATCTCCTTTTCAGTTGATGCTGCTGCTACTGAATCCACAACGATTGTCACATACTTGTCTTTAGAGGAAGTTCTTACCTTCTCAATAATAGTTTCGGTATATTCAAAACATTGTTCAACAGTTTCAGCTGCTACATAAAGTAATTTGGTTGTATCTACTCCGATGGCTTCTAAGAATTCTCTACTTACGGCGTTTTCCGTGTCAATCAATACTGCCAATCCACCCAGCTTCTGCGTTTCCGCAAGTAAGTGAGCTGATACTAATGATTTACCACTTTGTTCTAATCCCGTAATTTCGGTGATTCTTCCAACCGGTAATCCACCATAAGGGCGATTTGATATTGCCACATCCAACATAGATGCTCCGGTTGATACCCAGCCTTCTACGTTTGTTGGTGCATCATCATTATCTAAAAAGAATGCTACCTTTTGGTCTTTTGATTGTTTGTTAAGGGACTCAACGAGTACTTCCGCCAAGTCAACCTCTTTAGTTGCTTTTGCCATATTGTTTACTTATTTACTATGAATTGAAAAGGTCATCAAATGCTGATGCCACATCATCTATTTTCTTAGCTGATGCTTCTACTTTAGGTGCTGATTTAACATCAACATCAAAAGGTGCTTCGTCATTTTTTGCGGTAGATGCTAACGTCTCTGCTGCTGCAGTAGATGTATCTTCATCACCATTAGCGGATGGGTTTAACCAACCTTCTAATACAGATTTCAATTCCGAATAAGTCAATTCCTGGTAAAGGTCTGTGATTTCGGTTTGTCCATTGATAAACTTATCAGTTTCTTCTTTAGTTGCTGCTAAAGGAGTTTCTTTTGGTTTAACACGGATTGTTGTTACAGGGTAAGAAGTACCACTGTCTTCAGCTGATACTACTTCAACAGTAATATCTCTACCTTCATTTGGGTCAGTAATATCACCATAATCAGGATCAGCGATGTAACCAAGAATTTCTTGATATACAGTTTTTCCAAAGCCCCAGAATCTTACACCTTCACCTTCTTCACCTCTTACCAATACTGGTACGAATGTTCTAAGTTTCGGCTCCATTTTCTTGGCAGCTTTCCAATCTTCTTTATCACCCATTCTTTTCAACTTATCAGCGAACTCAACGATAGGGTCAGGTCTGCCAAAAGAAGATGGAGATAGATAAGATTTGTTGTTAATGTTGTAGTGAAAGAATAATTCAATAAAAGGATTCTCTTTGTTGAATTTGTAAGGGACTAAACGAATAGTGTGTTTGCCCGGAGCTGGTTTCCAAAGTTCTACTTTCTTTGAAGTTGTGCTTTGTAGTTTGTTCAGTCTACCTCTGATTGCGTCTAAGTTAATAGCCATTTTTTTGCGTTTTAAGAGTTTATGTTTTATGGTTTTATTTAGGTGAGTGTCCTTCACCCTCTATGTATATAAATATAAAGAGATTACAAATATACAACAATTTATTGGACTTTCCAAATCTTTTTTGAAGTATATTTTATAACCGAATTACGCATTTATATGGGTTTGAGATTTACTCAAAGATACGAAAAATTCCTGATACTGCCAAATAAAAAAGGGAGAATTTTTAGTTTCTCCCTTTTGTTTTTATCTTTTAATCATTGATGTTAGTTTCGTTGATTCTTGCTTTTGTTCTAATCCCTCTCTATTTGCTTTTGCCAATTCACCAGCATATTTTACGGCTTCTTTTGGATTTTTGAATGATTTATACGATTGATTGATTTTATCTATATCCATAGAAGGTCCTTCAAATGATACATTATATGTACCATCCTCATTACCAACAAAAATACTATTTTCACCATCTGATAAACCATATTGAATATTTCCAGTATTATAATCTATTTCAGCCATACCATCAACACCCAATACATCATTTAAATGATTTCTTACATCATCAGCTGCATCACTACCCAATTTACCATCTTCATCAGGTTTCCAATTTCCAACAATTTTTGGAGTTGGTTCTGATTTTATTTTCATTGATGAATCAGATGGTCTAATTTTTGATATTGCTGTTGTATATTTGTTAGGTCCAACATCAGAACCATCTGCTGATTTAAATGCTTGTATTTTTGTATCACCCCCTCTATCTTTTGAATAATCCTTACCAAACATATTATTTGGTTTTGCATCTGCTTTAGGTTCACCACCTTTTTTACCTTTAGGTTCTAAGTGAGAACCAGCTTTTACTGCTGCATCTTTAGCTTGTGGTGTTTTGAAATAAACCAGCTTTCCACTTTCTTTACTTCTTGCTACCAATTTAGGGTCTACGTTAGCTTCTACTAACTCTTTTAATCTAATATTTGCCATGTTTTTATGTTATACTATAAATATACAACTTTTTTATTAATTTACCAAATATTACGCTAATAAGTGATAATACTCTTTAAAGTGTTTAATTCTATCAGGCAATCCAATAGTACCACCATTTACTCTTTTAGTAATAGATGTTACAACTGTATCACTTGCTCCACCATCAGCCATTTTGTGTAATCCGTTTTTGTTGAAGAACCATGCTGCTGATAATAATGCGTATTTTTCAGCTACTACTTGTGGGTTAGCACAAACATCTTCACCAATTGATTTACCAAATGCGGTATAGTTATCTTTTCCTGTTAATTGGATATATCCTCTACCACAAAACTTTGCACCATCACCACTTGCTTCAGGACCATTACCCATTCTACCACCATATACTTTGTTTGCAATCTTCTCCGGCTTTCTTTCGTAAGGTAGAGCTGATTCTAAAGTTGGAAAGTATTTCTTAAAGATACCATTCAAACCTTTAGCTGAATAGTTTAAGTTTTCTTTTGTCAAACGGAATCCACCACTCTCATGTCCACATTGTGCTAAGAAGTGTGCTAATCTTAATGCAGAATCAATTTGGAACTTTTGTGCTACTGCAGGAATCATTGCGATAACTGCATCGGGAATATGTCCTTTTAATTTTTCCAATTTTAATCCACCTACTGATGCTATTGGTGTAGATACAATTGGAGTAGGAGCTGCTGCTACCGATTCTCCCATAATCTTTGCCCAAGTTGATGGTCCTACAATACCATCTGCAGTTAAACCATTCTTTGCCTGCCATTCTTTTACAGCTGCTTCAGTTTTTGGTCCAAAGTTAGTTACCGCTGGTTCAATACCCAGCTTTTGTTGCATTAACTTTACGTTTTCGTTATTATCTCCCTTTTTTAATAACATAATAAAAATTATTTAGATTGTCCTTCCGTAACTTCTTTATTTCCTTCTCCGAAATCAATTACCTCAAAAACTCTTGTTTGAATTTTCTTAGTTCCTTCGGCGTTTGTTAATATGATTGAATTTTTGAACTTCTGCCAATTGATGACAAAAGATGTATCTAATACCCCACCATTTTCCTCTTTAACTAATTCGTTAAGAGCATTTATAGTGTATAGTGAATTAGATTCCTTCTTTCTATGTATAAGGATTGTATTTTCCAATGGAGTATCCGGTTGGAAAGCTGTATCTATATTGTATGTCACAAACAATTCTTCTAAATTGGACTTATTTTGCAATATGTATATATAGTTGTAAACTATATGATAAGTCTCTCTTATTTGCTGTAAGGTGTTTTGTAACTCCTCCTTTGTTGTAAATGTACAAAGTAACTGTGTCTTCATTCTTCCTCTTATTTCTTTTATTACCTATAAATATCAAAAACCAAAAGGAAGGGTAAAAACTCTATTTTTTCTTATCAGCCTTTACTTTTCTAGTAGCTACTCTCTTACCAATAGATTGTCTAGCTTTTTCATTTGATTCCGATGCATCTCCGTTTTTCTTATTTGCTTCAGCTACAGCCAATGCAAAATCATCAGAACAAGATATCTCAAAACCAACAGTTCCTTCGTATCCCTTACCCTTTTGTCTAGCACCAACCACACCAATAGGAATATCTTCTCCGTTTTTATCTTTAGCACCATATACCAATATAGTTTCACCACTTGGTAATCTCTTTAATTTCATACCTTTTTGTAATTCATCATAAGAATCCACACCAAATACAGTTTGTAAAGTCTTTTGTGTTACTTTCATACCATCAATACACATAAATTCTTCACCCTGCATACAAGTCTTCATTGGGAATGCATCTGCTAATTTCTGCATCAAACCTCCCATTAGTTCTTCACTTTCAGGTAATACTTCCATTAAAGCGTTTCCAGCTTCAACTGCTAAATTATAGTGTTTATTTAAAGCCTTTTCAGCGTTAGTATCACCAGCAGCTATAGCTACTTTAGAAGCTAAAACAGCTACTTTACATATTCTATCATCAGTTGTATCTTCACCAGCTTTACTTAATTTTTGTCTTATACATGTAGTCATATCTTTAGTACCACTAGCTTTACATTCTTTAACTGCTTTATATGAGAATTTAGCAAAATCCTTATCACCACCATCAATGTTTTTTGCATTATCAATTACATTGTTTGGATTTTTAATATCAGTATTTACTGTTTTAATTAATCTTTCAGCAGATGCCGTTTGAGCTGCTCCAAAATTTCTAACTTTAGAAACTGCATCTTTAACATTTTGTGGTGCTGCTTCAAAAGCTTTATTTCTAATATCTGCTGACATTTGTTTTAATGCTGCTACTGCTTTAGCTCCTTTCAATCCCGTAATTCTTTCAGCTGCTGCTAATGCTGCTGCTCTATCTTCTGGATTTTTATTTGATGCTCCCGCTTTTGTTGCTATCGCTTCATATCCTTTTACTCTCTTTCTTTCTTTCTCATCTAAGAAATTTAATACAAAATTATTAACTTCATTGATTGAACCATTAAAGAAAAAAATGTTTTCATCTTTTTTTAATGAGTTCTTTTGTGCTCTAGCCGGTCCATTTGGTTTACCATTTTTATCTAAAGGTTGAACTCTTAACATTACATCAGTTGAGAATCCTTTATTTTTATAATCCAATCCCAATGATTCTATATCAGCTTTAATATCCCAAGCAGCTCCTTCAAATTTCCACTGTCCTTTACCATACTTCTCATCCATTGCTGAATCAAATGCTTCGGCATGTGTTAGTGATGCTTCAACCCAATCTTTAGTTGCAATTGGACTTTGCTTACCACCACCAAATTCTTCTACTGATTTTTGTATTTCAGCGTTCATAATATCAGCAAGTTGTCTTCTTTGCTGTGGGTCTCTGATTGACATAAATGCCATTGCCATCACTTCACCAAATTGAGATTGAATTTGCCCTGCTCCTCCCTGAGCGATTAGTTCAGTTACAGGTGGTTTCTTACCCTTAACTTGTGTATTAATACATCTTTCTAAAAATTTAATATATTTTTCAGGGAATCCTGCGTTTTTTAATTCTAATCTTGTTTTGTTATTTACCTTATATGGTTGTTTTCTAACTGCGGTTGTACGTTTTTTATTTTTTGAATAGTAATCTTCATCCGAATACCCATCAGCCATATCTTGATTTGAGTATTTTGGTGCCAACTCTCTCATATCATCAGGAGTTGCTTCACCTGCATTTACATATTTTTCTAATATAGAATCAATTTCTTCCGGCTTTATATCTAATATAGTTTCACCTTCATCACCATTTTTTTTGTAAGGGTTATTAGTTTCACTTCTTTCTTTTTTAGTTGGAGGAGTATCAGTAGCTTTTTTAGTTACTTTTGGAGCTACTACTATTTTATCTTTCTTAATATCAGGAGTTTGTCTATAATCCATATCACTACCAGCTACTTTAGTAGGAGCTCCTTTTTTAGCTTTAGGGTCTTCGTGAGTTCCATTTGCTATTGCTGCCTTTTTGGATTGTGGTGTACTGAAATATACTAATTTACCCGTTTTTTTACTTCTTGCCGCTAATTTAGGGTTACCAGTTGTAGATGCTTCATCTATAAAACCATAAATCATTTCTAACATTAATTTATCAGCTAATTGTAAATTTTCTTCATTCATATATTGTACATTTTCATTTTTCATCATATTATTAACCAAATCAATATGACCTTCACCTGCAATAGTAATTGGTATTTTACCTTTTGCTTGTAATTCTTTTGTTTTCTCTAAAATATTTTCATCTCTAATTTCATTAAATGCAACTTGAATATCATTTATTTTAGTTTCTTTATCACCATTATCTTCTGGAAATGATAATCTATAAAGAGTATCTATATCCTGTTCGGTTGGTTCATCCCAATTTTTTATTTCCGGGAATCCAGCCTCTTTTGCCGCATCATTTAAGAATTGTTTACCACTATCATCTAAGAATGTAGTGGTTTTCATAGTATCAGTACCTTCACCCTGCCCAATCATACTAGCCCAATTACCTGCATTAACCTGTGATTGATTAAGACCCGTTTTTTCAATTTGTTTTTTATATAATTTAGAATCTGGTTTGTGAACATCCAATTCATCACCATCAAATGTATCAACACCAGCACCTATTTCTTGAAACTTTGGTACTGCGTAATCCATTTCATCGTTAAATACTAATTCACCTGTGTCTTTATTGGTTACACCACCTTCACCTACGAATACAATATCTTTCCATTTTTCTTGCGGTATAGTTGATTTTATATTATCAATTATATCATCAACCATTTTAGTATTTCTATGTTGTGTACCAAATACCATACCACCACCTTCCATTTCAATTGTTTGAATATCTTTGCCAGATTTCTTACCTTTGATAATTTTTGATTCACCCTTCATACTTTTTATAGTTGATTTATCTTCGGTTGGATTTGTGTTTGGTCTTGATGGTTCATTTGCCGGTGGTTCTGCATTTGGTCCAGCGCCAGGTCCTGCTTGTTTACCACTTTTTGCTGCTACACCAAATTCAGATGCGAATTCATTTGATGTTTTTATAGCGTCATCAATTGGTTGGTCAATAATCATTACTTTCAATGGTATTGGCTTATCAGGATGCTCCATATTATATCTTGTAATTGCTGCCCATCTATGATGCCCATCAACTACATATCCATCGTTACTTACAAAAATTGGTGCAAGTAAATTCTTTTTAGTTTTTTCATCTTTAACCTTTTGCTCTTCCGTTTTAGGAGAGCCATCAGGCATAGTATCTGCCATTGCTTCAGCTATTCCAGATTCCATACCCAATACTTTATCACCAACTAATTCATTTTGAGTTGCCTTTAAATTTTCAGATGGAACTTCTGCATCGGTTACTTTAATTCCTTTATCAGCCAACATTTGTCTAAAGTATGGTTCTCCCTCTGCTTCGGTAGCAGTTGGGTCTTTTTCTTTTGCCTTTTGTAATACATCCCATGCTTGAGAACCTTCAACAGGCTCACCTTTGAATTGTGGCATTTCTGCTCTTGGAATATTTTTGTTTCCATTACAAAACAAGTTTGAATTTGGAATTGATACTTTACATAAATTATATGTTGGTTGTTGATTCTTTTTTACTTCCTTATCATATGCTGCTTTTTCTGGAGTACCTTTCTTCAATCCTTTAGCTTGCTCCTCACTATATCCCATTTTCTCTCTAGCAATACCTTCAGCCTTTTTTACATCAGCTTTATGGTCCGCCCAATACTTATCCATTTCAGTAACCCTTTGCTTTAATAGATTACTATCAATATCATCCAGTCCAGGTTCGGTTTCAATTGTTGTTCCATCTACCTTACCATCTTTCTCAACACCCTTTTCATTTTGAGGTGGTGGGTTTGATGGTTCACTAAATTTACCATCTTCTTTTGGTACTTCTGCTGATTTCTCTGCATCAGAATCTTCTTTATCTTTTTGTGCTAATTTATCATTTGCCGCTTTCTCTCTATCTAAACGAGCACCCATAGCAGGGTCTGCTTTTGGGTCAAACATAGCTTGTGCAGCTTTTGCTTTTTCTTCTTCACCACCTCCCTTTTCTCCTTCACCCTCTTTACCTTTCTCACCCTCTTTACCTTTCTCTTTATCACCACCTGTACTCTTACCATCTTTCTCACTTCCTAAATCTTGCATTACCGAATCTCTTTCTGGAGAACCTTCGGGTGGCATTAGTTTTTCAGCTGCTACTCTACCGGGACTATCTTTTGGTAATCTTAATAAGTTACCAACAATACCTGTTTTAGATGTACCATCTGCTCCTTTATATGGAATTTCTTTATTAAGAATTGGGTTTGTAAATTTCTTATCAGCTTCTGTAATGTTTTCAAATAATTCATCTTTAATATTTGATAATCCCATTTCAGAAAGCACTATTGATAATTGGGCTAAATGCTTTTCATTTTTTGGATTAGGTTGTCCATCATCCACTCTATAAGCCCATTCGCTTAGTATCTCATTTATTAATTCAGATATATTCATATTCATTAAAATTTGTGGTCTTTTGCTTCACATACCATTTCCAATTCTTCCCAAGAAAATTTAGGTTTTTCATTTAGAAATACATAACATCTCCATTTCTTTTGTTTTTCAAAGTAGATGTGTTTTTGTAAGTAGGATGGAATTGCTGCTCCAGTTGATACTCTTTTTACAGGTTTATCAAAGAATGTTTTTATCAGTACTGTAATATTTTCGGTATCATCCCATTTACGAATTTGTTCTTCTAACATTCTCCATTCACCTCTATTAAGATATTTGTCCTGCATTATACAATTTAAGTAAGAAAATGTTTGTTTTAGATTTACCATATTATCAGAAAAGGTTGCAGCTGGTGCACCATGTCCTTTATCATATATGTTTGCTTTGTAATCATCCGCATCTGATGTTTTGATATTTTCTTCTTTATAAAAATCCATAGCTCCTCTATTCACATTTGTAGGACGGTTGGTAGAACGGTATTTAATAATTAGGGGTTGTTCTAACGATTGTGAATAAAGTACATCAAACACTTCATTCTTTATTCTTACATTCTGTCCAAAAGAAATTAAAGAAAGGATTAAAAAAATAAAAAGGATAACGATTTTCTTCATATTATAGCATGTTTTTGTATATACTATAAATATGGGTTCTTATAGTTTTCCGTAATCCAAACCCCAACTAGCCTTAACAGGGAAACCACTTCCTTCAATGATTTCCTTCAATCCTCTAATCAATCCCTTATCAATATCAGTCGGAACATCAAAAAGAAACGAGTCATAGGTATATAAACAAAAGTTAATACCACTTCCCTTTATGTAATCCAATATCTTTCTCATAACCTCAATGTTCATCTCAGTCTCAACGGCTTGTAGGAGATAGTTAAATACCTTTTGTGCATTTGGTTGTTCTATCCAGCTCAATGGGATTTCTCTATGTGGTGTTTGTAGATATCCATTCTTTTGTGTTTCAATCCATAAGGTATCAATGTAATCAGCTACCGCATTAAGATATGGAATTTGTCTAAAATCATCATCAATACCACCATATAATAAACGGAACGTAATTCCCTTTCCCTCATTCACATCACATCCATATTGTTCAGCCAACCACTCATGCACATTACCTTCCGGCATATGGAACTTAATCAACTTACCAATTAGTCGTGGGTGGTATGCGTTATAATCCATTTGTAGGAATATTCCATCTGAAACGAAACATTCTCTACTACCATCCGTTTTATTGAGGGCGGCATAGTTCACACCACCATGTCTATTGGATGGTCTACCTGTCACCGTAAATGGATTGTATTCC